ATGAAACATAAAGACGTAAAGATGGATAAGAAAGTAGTGCAGAAGGCCGTGAACAAACACGAAGGCCGTTTGCACAAAGGTCAGCCAATGACTAAGTTGGCTAAGGGTGGTGGTATCGAGTCCAAGGGTAAAACCAAAGGCAAGATGATTAAGATGAACATGGGCGGCATGCCCTGCTAAAAGGAACTAACATGAAAAAACGTTACGAAGACGGCGGTGAAATAGACGCCATGGAAGAAGCTAACAAACGTGCGGATCGCACGTTGACAAACCCTAACGCCAAAGAATATGGCGAAGCGGGTACTTCTTATACCTCAAAAGCTGCTCCCAAAAAAGCTGCGCCTAAACCCGTTGCTAAAGCTGCGCCCGCACCAGCACCAAAAGCTGCTGCCCCTAAAGCTGCTGACGAAAGCAAAATGTCCGTGGCGGACCGCGCAAAAGCAAGCCGTGAACGTGCTAGAGCCGGTAGTGGTTCGACAGATACACGCTCTGTTAGTGAGCGCCTGCGTTCTGCCATGGGTATGAAGAGCGGTGGTTCTGTGGGTTCAGCTTCCCGTCGCGGTGATGGTATTGCTACAAAAGGCAAGACTAAAGGCGCAATGGTCAAAATGAACTACGGCGGAAAGTGCTGAGATGATGGCCTGTCGCGGCATGGGGGCTATTGCTCCCAGTAAAATGCCCAAAGGTGTGCGCAAAGCACGTCGGGACGATACCGACTTCACGCAATATGCTGAAGGCGGTAAAGTCAACGAGGCTGGCAATTACACTAAGCCTGATTTGCGCAAGCGAATTGTGTCTCAAGTAAAAGCCGCAGCGACCCACGGTACAGGCGCAGGACAGTGGTCTGCACGTAAAGCACAACTTGTGGCTAAGAAATATAAAGATGCTGGTGGAGGGTACAGAGATTGAAAGCCCCGCAGAAATCGCTCAAAGATTGGGGCGACCAGAAATGGCGCACTAAGTCTGGTAAACCGTCAAGTAAGACGGGGGAGCGGTATTTACCTGCAGCGGCCATTAAGTCTTTATCACCTCAAGAATACGCAGCCACAACTAAAGCTAAGCGTGCGGGTAAGGCGTCTGGTAAACAGTTTGTAGCTCAACCAAAATCAATTGCAAAGAAAACGGCAGGATTTAGATGACCACTACCGGCTCCACCCTCTTCAATATGGACTTCACGGAAATAGCCGAGGAAGCTTGGGAGCGTGCGGGTCGTGAAATGCGTTCTGGTTATGACCTGCGTACAGCGCGTCGGTCAATGAACCTGATGACGATTGAATGGCAGTCTAAGGGTATAAATATGTGGACAATGGAGCAGGGAATCATTAACCTGACTCCGGGGCTTAGCACGTACGCCCTACCAACGGACACGATTGACTTGCTAGAACACGTCATTCGTACTGGGTCCAACACTGCGTCTACGCAGGCGGACTTAACCATTTCACGCATCAGCGTTTCTACTTATGCCACTATTCCAAACAAGCTTAGCCAAGCTCGCCCAATTCAAGTCTGGGTTCAAAGGCTTTCTGGCGAAACTAACCCAACCAATTCAGTCTTGGTGGGCACGATTACGGCGACGGACACCACAATAACGCTTAGTACAGTAGTTGGTTTGGCCGGATCAGGTTTTATTCGCCTCGATGCCGAGGATATCTACTACACATACGTCACGGGTAATACCTTGGGCGGCGTGTTTCGTGGGCAGAACAATACCACGGCGGCGGGACACACAAGCGGTACAGCGGTATTCGTACCTCAACTTCCTGCTGTAACGGTCTGGCCTACCCCTGACAACACGACACCCTACCAGTTCGTATACTGGAGACTCAGACGTGTTAAAGATGCTGGCGCTGGTGTTGAGACAGCAGATATGAACTTCCGCTTTCTACCTGCGTTGGTAGCTGGCTTGGCATACCACATTGCCGTAAAAGTCCCTGAGATGATGCCCCGCGTTGAGATGCTCAAGCAGATGTACAACGAGACGTTTGAGATTGCTGCCGGTGAAGACCGAGAGAAAGCAGCGGTACGGTTTGTTCCAAGGCAAATGTACATTGGTAACACATAATGGGTAATAGATTCGCATCAGGCAAGATAGCGATTGCGATGTGTGATCGCTGCGGCCAGCAGTTTAAGTTAAAGACGCTTAAGACCGAAGTTATTAAGCAGCGTAAATATGAACTGTTGGTTTGTGCTGAGTGCTGGGACCCTGACCAACCGCAGTTGATGCTTGGCACATTCCCTGTTGATGACCCACAGGCTTTGCGTAATCCACGTAAAGATACAACGTATGTGACTTCTGGTGTTAACTCTGTTGGAAATTTATCTGGCGGTTCACGAGATATTCAATGGGGCTGGAATCCAGTTGGCGGGTCTAGATTTTTTGATAACGAATTGACACCAAATTACTTGGTGGCAACGACATTTGTTGGTACAGTAAGCATATCTTAAGGAGCTTAAAATGGCATACACACGATCAGCCGACGGCATTGCTAAAAAAGGCAAAACCGAAGGTAAAAATTTGGGCAACAGTGGCCCTACATCTAAAGAAATAATGGGCGGCAAGGGTAAAGGTAAGGGTAAAACCAATGCCGATATGTTGTCTATGGGTCGTAACTTGGCTAAAATTGCCGCACAGAAACGAGGCTAATCATGGCTACATTCAGCAAAAAGATGATGGGTAAAGAAGTTGGCGATGCTAAAGTCTACGCCACACCTCATACTATGACGGGTAAAGTGGTTACGGCCTCTCCTAACCCCGGCTCTGGCCCTGACCACAGCGATGCAAACACGGTCAATATGGCTGTAGGTAACGTTTATCGTCGGTCACAGCCAGCAGCTAAAACGTCTGGCATTAAGATGCGTGGTGCTGGTGCTGCTACCAAAGGCGTAATGGCTCGCGGCCCTATGGCTTGAGGTTTATACAATGGCAATGACTTACGCTCAATTGGTAACTGCGGTACAAGACTACACGCAGAATACCTTCGACACTACTGACATGAATACCATGATTCAGCAGGCTGAGCAACGCATCTACAACTCAGTACAGTTAGCTAATTTGCGTAAGACATCCACCACTGCCCTAACTAACGGAGTGCAGACATTCAATGCGCCCAATGACTTGCTGTCGGTGTACTCATTTGCCATTGTAAAAGCTGACGGTAGCTATCTGTATTTGTTGGATAAAGATCCAAACTTTATGCAAGAAGCATATCCAAACCCAGCAACAACTGGGCTTCCAAAGCATTACGCATTTAACGGCCCGCAAGCTACAGTAACAAGACTGCAGTTTATTCTTGGCCCAACGCCTAATTCCGCGTACGCTACAAGCTTGCAGTACTTCTATTACCCAGAGTCTATTGTGACCGCTGGTACTACTTGGCTTGGTGAATTCTTTGATTCCGCATTACTGTATGGTACGTTGTGCGAAGCTGGGGTATTTATGAAGAGCGGCCCTGATGATGGCATGTACACCATGTACCAAGAACGGTACGTTCAAGCTATTGCGCTTCTCAAGAACTTGGGTGACGGCAAACAGCGTAGTGACGCTTACCGTAATGGTCAAAGTAGGGTCGCTGTTTCATGAGTATCCTTCAAACCCAAACGACCAGTTTTAAAAAAGAACTGTATACAGGCGTTCATAACTTAGCTACAAACACGCTAAAAATTGCCCTGTACACGGCTGCGGCTGATCTCAATGAGAATACAACTGTGTATTCTTCTGTAAACGAAGTTACTGGCACTGGGTACGTTGCAGGTGGTGTGGCCTTGACTGGCGTAACCATTAGCTCCTCTGGGTATACAGCTTATGTAGACTTTGCTGATGTAGTGTTTGGCGCATCCGTTACGGCTCGTTGTGCTTTGATTTACAACGACACTGTTGTTGGCAAGCCGTCTATCGCGGTGTTGGACTTTGGTTCGGACAAGACATCTTCCAATTTCACAATTACAATGCCTGCTAACACTGCTACGGCGGCGTTAATTCGCAGTTCAAACTAAAGGTAGATCATGCCAAGTACCTACTCAACCAACCTTAAGATTGAGCTAATCCCAACTGGCGCTCAGTCTGGTGTGTGGGGTGTAACCACCAACGCCAACCTTGGTACTGCTATTGAGCAGGCTATTGTAGGTACAGCTACGTGCGTGACGGCTGACTTTACGTTTAACGTAGCCACATACGTTCTTACCGACACTAACGCATCCCAGACGGCCCGTGCGTTTGTTTTGGACGTTACAGCCACTTTGTCGGCTGCGGGGACTATCAACGTACCGGCCATCCAAAAGCCGTATCTTGTATTTAATAATTCTGTTGGCGGTTTTGCTGTCACTGTTAAGGTCAGCGGCCAGCCGGGTGTAAGCATCCCCAATGGTAAGAAAGCTTGGCTCTATAACACTGGTACAGACGTAGGTGTTGCGTTTGACTACGCACCAACCTTAACACTGGGCACTCCTTTGCTGCCAGCTTCTGGGGGTACAGGAATTAACAGCTTGGGCGCTGGTGTAGCTACATGGCTCCAGACCCCATCTAGTACAAACTTGCAAGCAGCGGTTACTGACGAGACTGGCTCTGGTACGCTGGTGTTTAGCAACTCGCCGACACTGGTAACTCCTAATCTGGGCGTACCGTCTTTTGTTACGCTGACTAATGCAACCGGCCTGCCCTTAACTACGGGTGTAACTGGGACGCTTCTTACTGGTAACGGCGGTACAGGGGTTAACTCATACACCGCTGGTGACATCACATACTACGCCGCTGGAACAGCATTAACCAAGCTACCTATTGGAACTGTTGACTATGTGCTGACCTCTACTGGATCAGCCCCTCAGTGGTCGCCACCTTCTTCAGTGGTGATTGGTACTGCCAACAACTTGGCTGGTGGTGCTACAGGTTCGGTTCCATACCAATCTGCTGTTAGTACAACAACGTTCTTAGGTCTTGGCACTCTGGGTCAGGTAATGACGGCTGGCGCAAGTGGCCCCGCTTATGTTGACCAAAGCACGTTATCTGTTGGTTCGGCTACAAATGCTACCAACGCCACTAATGCAACACTAGCAGTTTCAGCTACAAATGTGGCTGGGGGTACAACAAATCAACTGGTTTATCAGACTGGCGCAGGAGCAACAAGTTTTGCACCAGCGCCTACGGTTCCAAACTATGTATTAACTTGGTCTGGATCAGCGTTTGTTTGGTCTGCTGTGCCACCTATTACGTCAGCGGGCAACCTTGTAGGGGGTGCGGCTGGTGATCTTGTCTATCAAAGCGCTACAAACGTATCTGCATTTTTACCAGATGTAGCTACAGGTAACGCTTTAATTACCGGTGGTGTTGGTGTTGCACCAAGCTACGGCAAGATTGGTCTTACTACCCACGTTTCAGGGATTTTGCCAACGGCTAACGGTGGTACTAATCTTTCATCGTTTACTTCTGGTGGCGCTGTTTACGCAACGTCAACTTCTGATCTAACTACTGGCACTTTGCCTATTGCAAGCGGTGGTACAAATTCTACTTCCACTCCAACGGCTGGTGCGGTAGCATACGGTACAGGAACAGCATTCGCATTTTCAACAACTGGAACGGCTGGGCAAGCTCTTGTTAGTACTGGCGCAGGCGCACCTACATGGCAGGATTTTTCATCAGTACCCAGCTTCTTACTTATCAACGCAGGAGTCAGTTAAATGGCAACGAACGCACAATATACAAAGAACGCCCGACAAGCATCGGTCGTAATCAGCACGGCAAACACAAACCGTGACGGAACAGGAACAATGACCATTGTGTGGACTGCGCCTGCTTTTGTGGATGCAACAAACCCCGGCGGTTCGCGCATTGAGCGTGTCGTAATTCAAGCTACTGGCACAACCACAGCGGGTATGGTGCGCTTGTTTGTAAGTTCTGACGCGGCGGGTAACACAGCGGCTAACACGTTCTTGTACGAAGAGGTTCCTGTGACTGCGGCAACCCCTTCTACCACAGTGCAGGCTTATGCAACAGCACTTCAGGCCGTAACGTATCAGACACTGTTCCCGATCATGATTGCCCCCGGATCCACCCTGCGTGTGTCCACGGCTAACGCTGAATCTTTTATTGTGACTGCAATGGGCGGAGACTACTAAAATGGCAAATGGATCTTTTGGATTAAGCGGCATACCTACCGCACCTACCACTGTTGGCTCTGCGCCAAACAACCCATTCACGCCTGTAAGCGCTGTAGTAAACAGCACTGCTGGCTTTCAAGCTGGTGATTTGGTTTATAACTACGCTGGTGATATTCAGCCTGTGCCAAACAACTACGCCAGTACAGGCACTTTTCCTATTACGGACACTTTACCAGTAGTTCAATCAAATTCTTCTTACGGTGAACTGTATGCGTCTCCAATTACAAAAGGAACGGTGTACAGAGATAACTTTAGTGCAAAACTAACAGATGGCAACATTGTTGTGGTTTATTTGTTAGCAACACCATCAAACAATAACCAACCATATTTTAAAGTTGTTTCCGAAAGTGGCGCTGTTGTTGTTACTGATACTTTAATCAGCACTGTTGTAGGTGGATTTGGAAACATTCGGGTTTGCGCGTTAACTGGTGGCGGTTTTGCGGTTGGTTGGAGAGGACAAAGCTCAAACAATCCATACTACGCAATTTACGCAAACCCCTCTGGCGGAAGTTGTGCTACTGTTTTAGCGGCGACTCAGGATACTGGATTTACTTTTAATTCCAATGACAGTCAGTATCTTCAACTAATTGCCCGACCAAACGGGTCGTGGATATTTGCTGGCGTAAATACATCGAACCTAGTAAATCATAAAATATTTAGCGCAACAGGAGTTCAAGTTTACAACTGGACAACAGGCGCAAGCGCCCAAGCCGCTTCTTATTGGTGGAAATACGTTGTTCGTAGTGACGGAAGTTTTGTTCTAATTACACCTAATTCGTCATCGCAACTTGTGTATACCGTGTTTAGCGCGCTTAATGCGGTTGTAGTTGCCACAGCCACGTTAACTACTGTGGCATCACCCGCAAACATATCCAACGCTGGCGGTGTTGATGTATTTTCTAACGACACAGTAATTGTTGCTTTTGCCAATGGTAGCACTCCGTATTACGTTACCCTTAGTTCGGCAAACGTTCTTGGTACGGCTACTGCATATACATTTACAGGAGTAAGTTCATACAACTGGTATTTTGTAAAACCAAAGGTTCTAGCAAATGGCAATTACGTTTTGTCAGCAACTATACAAGATACAGGACTAAATAATATACCAGCCTACACGTTAAGCTACGTAGTTCTTAGTGCATCTCATGTAGCCCAAACAACAATTCAAACTATTTCTAGTTTTTCTACTGGTAATTTATCTGTCGCTGATATTGTAGAAACATCAAGTTTCATAAATTTTTTGGGGGCTCCAGCTTATTATAGTTTCACGTTGGTAAGTAATTGGAATAGTGGCGCTCCGTCTTCATTGCAATGGGCAAAAGCTTCTCCATCAACTTACTTACCAATTAAAAGTTCCTCTGTAAGCGCTCTTGTTGGAACAAGTTCTGCGCAAAGTGTTAGCGGTTACGCTAGGTCAGTAGCTACACCAACCTCGGCGGCATTTTTTGCGTCAACTTCTGGGACTGTAAGTTCATCAGTAAGCGCTGGTGCCGTGGTCGTTGCACAAACCGCAATTGACACCTCTGGCGTGTGCTATGGAATTGATACTGCGTCTTTGAGCGATGGATCTTGTTTAATTTTGTACAGACTTGGCAGTTCAACATTTTCAATTAAACTTGCCGTTATTTCACCAGTGGGGGCGTTAACGGCTACTTACACTGTGGTTGCTTCTGCCGCAACAACGGCAAACTTAACCCAAGGACAGACAAAGCTGGCCGTTTTAACAGACGGAAAAATTGCCGTCACGTACCTAGATAGCAGTAGTGTTGCGCAGTTGATTGTTTTGTCAAGCACCTATAGTGTTGTAGCAGGCCCAACTGCGTATGGAGGCGAAGGTTCTTCTTCAACCGGCATTGGACTTGCGGCTTTGTCAGGCGGAAGGTTAGTTATTGCGTACAAGAGCACTTCCAACAGCTGGCCTGCCTACCGTGTATACAGTAGCTCTCTGACATCTCTTGTTGCAGAAACAAACGTATTTACCTCAAACACAGCAAGTTCAGCAATTAGTTGCGCTTCGTACCCCGGTGGTTTTCTTGTTACTTTTACAAACACTTCGAATGGTGTTTTTTTCGCATATTCATATATTGAAACTACAACTAACAGTTTTACTGCGTCAACTGGAGATCAAGTTGGCACTGCGACTTTCAATAGGGGGCAAAAATCGGTTTCTGGCACCAACGGTAGTGTGTACTCTATTGCTTTTAACGATTCTGGTGCAACAAATCCTAGCCTTTATCTTAATGCCGGCGGTTCTAGAACGATTTCCACTAGAGTTTTAAATAGCATGATGTCAGTTTCAGGTAACGGCTCGACTGGAATGGCGCTTGCGTTGACTTCTTATAACGAACCCGTAGTTTTCGCTTTTGTCTCTTCGACAGTAATAAGAATGATGTACAACACATCTGCTTTAGGCATTGCTTCAACTGGAGTATATTTTGAATTTACTTCAGTATTTTCTTATCCGTCAAGCATTAGTAATAACATTATGGTGGGTGGAACTTTGGCTGGGCATAACGTTGTACTTGCTTTGTTAAATTCTTCTAACTTTTTAACGTACACGGTGATTAACCCAACAAATTACACATACTCATCATCGTTGACCGCTGGTGTTACGACAGCAAACCCTGTAGCTATTGGATTATCTAACGGCTTCTCCTTAATCGGTGTGTCTTCAACAGACGCCCCTGCAAACGGTCAGGGTACTGTTGTGATTAACGGCCCTGCGCAGTTAAGTTCAAGCTACCCGTCTACAACATCGGGGCAGAGCTTTGACTTTGGAAACCCCGTGACATTTGGTGCGGCGGGAACAATCTCTGGTCGTAACGTAAACTTGATTGGAAATGTATGACAGTCCCTTTAATTACAAGCACGGTATCTAACCCTTTTACTGGCACGTTTGGTAACGGGGTTGTTGTTCCATATTTAGCATCTGGCACGTTTGTTGTCCCCGCTGGTGTATCTAGCGTTCGCGTCCGCGTATGGGGTGGCGGAGGAACTGTTACTGGGGGTGGTGGTGGTTTCACTTATAAAACAATTACAGGTCTAATCTCAGGGGCTTCTATCGCTGTGACTGTTGGGGCAGAAGCGGCATCTAGTTCTGTTTTTGCTGGGACATCTTCTTTTGGTGCTTATTGCTCTGCAACAGGTGGTGGGTCAGGCTCCACAAGCCCAGCGTCTGGGGGTGGAGTGGGGGCGGGAGGAGACATTAACAACAATGGAGGCTCAGGCAGTAGTGGTTGTGGCGGCGGCGTTGGCGGATTATTTAGAACTGGCGGTTCTGGTAACGCTGGTTCTGGTAACGCTGGTGGTGGTGGTGCAAGTACAGCGGGAAATGTAGCTGGTAATGGTGTTTTTGGTTCTGGTGGTCAATACCAATCAACAACAGTTACTACTTACCCAACAAGCGGGATGGTTTCTGCGTCAATTGATTTTCTTGGCACTGGTGGTGGTGGCCCATATTTGATTGGCGGTCTTAATGGAGGCGGTGGTGGAGTTACTGCTCCCGGTGGTTTTCCCGGAGGCGGCGGCGGTACTAGCGGTTTTGGCGCTCGCGGTCTAGTAATGGTGGAGTATTAAAAATGAAATTTGCACGATTTATTGACAACACAGCCGTAGAGATATTTACAACGCCAGACGGCTTTGGTATTTCTGATTGCCTCCATTCTTCTCTTGCAAGCCAATATGAGCTTGTTGCAGACGATGTAGACGTTGGCTATACAAAGCCTGTGGTTGAAGCTCCTGTAGTAGAAACACCAGTCGAAACTCCGGCTGAAACACCGCCCGTCTAATCATGTGGGATTGGGTGGAAGCTATCGTAGCCGCCGCCGCAATCATTTGCTTTGTGGTGTTTTGCTCTTACATGATCGCATGGGCTGGGATATGGTAGATGCGCTGGTTACTGATGCTCTTTTTGGTATTCCTACCGGGAGCAGCCAGCCAAGATAAAAAGACTGAATACCGCTGTGTTCGGTGGGCGTGGACGGGAGATGTTTATAACCGCAAAGTTGTTTGCCTACAGTGGGAAAAGGTTGTACGGAAATGATTGATCCAATCACGGCTCTTGAAGGACTACAAAGCGCCATTGGATTAGTCCGTAAGGCGGCAAAGGTAGCCAACGATCTTGGCGGTCTAGCGCCCATGTTGGGCAAGCTCTTTGATGCTAAGAGCCAAGCCACTAAAGCGATGGTTGAAGCCAAGAGGTCTGGCAATAAGTCCAACTTTGCTTTGGCTATGCAGATTGAAAATGCTTTGATGCAGACGGCTAAACTGGAGTCGGAGCTTCAACTGCTTTACATACAGACTGGCAACATAGACGTTTGGAATAAGATCAAGGCTAGAGCCGCTGAGATGGACAGGGATGATGCAATAGAAGCCCGTAAAGCTAAGGACGAAGAGAAGAAGCGCAAAGAAGCCGAGCAAGAACAAATGGAGTGGGCCGTAGGGATTGTGGTGATCGTGATGTTTATTGGCGCTATTGGTTGGGGAATCAATGAGATTACCGAACTGTGTCCCAAGACAGGGTGTGGTCGGTGAATGAGTACCAAAAGCAGTTTGACCTCTTCTGTAAAGTCTTTGTCAGGCTGTGTATTGCATGGTGGGTGCTTGGATTACTCCGCTTCCTGCCAGACAATGTTGCTAAAAAATTACTGGGGATGTTTGGACTATGAGTGACGAAAAGCCAGCAGACGTACTAAGCAAGGTGCTGTCCTATGTGGATAGCCCGTTTAAACTGTTCGCGTTGATACTTATGGCGATCTTTGCGTTCTCCGGATACTTTGTTTGGCAGAACCAAGAACTATTGATGGGGGCGTACAAAGAGTCTAAGAAAATGCCAAGCATTGTTGAGGACAGGGTAGAAGACGCTGCTGCCCACTTGTTAAAAACTACCAATGCTACCGTTGTTGCCGTGTTCAAAGTAAACCCCATGTTTGGAACCAGAGTTCTTTACCGTGCTTATACTAAAGAGGGTCGAGATAAAATTAACGATGGGCTTGATGTAGGCTTGTTTACCCAGAACGCAGGCAACAATTCGGATGTAGTCAAGCTAATGGCTGGCGAAACACCTTGTGGTGAGTACAAGTCAGCGCAATCCGAGATGGGCTTGTGGTACATCGCCAAGGGTGTTACTTACACTTGCAGAGTCAGTGTGCCGCCTGACCCAAGCAGATTTGTAGGTCAGATTACTGTGGGGTGGGATAATGAACCCACCGATATTCAGGTGGCAAGAACCATGATGGATATTGCGGCAACTATGCTTTCAAGGAGTAAACAGTAATGGCGCAGTTTGAACCAGCCTTTGAGCAGATGATTAAAGACGAGGGCGGTTATGTCCTCCATGAAGTACCCGGCGACACGGGCGGTATGACTTATGCTGGTATTGCTAGGAACAAGAACCCCCAGTGGAACGGCTGGGCGCTTGTTGATAAGAAAGAGTTCGGTGGCTCTTTAACGCCTATGGTGCGTGAGTTCTACCGTGTTGAGTTCTGGGACAAGATGCGCGGTAATGAAATTTCAAACCAAGACGTAGCCAATAGCATCTTTAACTTTGGTGTAAATGCAGGCATGGGCATGGCTGTGAAGCTGGCGCAACTCGTGGTGGGCGCTACCCCTGACGGCGGTATCGGGGCAAAGACTATTGAGCGGCTTAACCAGATTCCCGACGGTCAACGGTTTAAAGAACAGTACGCTTTGGCTAAGATTGCCCGTTACGTTGAAATATGCAACAAAAACCCCGTGCAGGTTAAGTTTCTCAAGGGCTGGTTAAACCGCACGTTGAAAGGTCTAGCATGAGCTTGCTTGCCGTTGGATCAATCATTGAAGCTGTGGGTAAAGTTGCAGGCGACTTGATTACCACTGACAAAGAAAAGATGGAGATGGAGATTGAGCAACGTAAGCTTGATCTTGAAGAAAAACGCATCGACCAAGCCACAGACTTAGCCCAGATTGAGGTCAACAAAATTGAAGCTGCATCATCCAGTGTGTTTGTTTCAGGTTGGCGTCCTGCTATTGGTTGGATCGGTGTAGCGGCTATGGGCTACCAATTCCTGCTGTATCCACTGTTCCAATGGTGCTGGAAATACTTGCAAGCTATGGGATGGGTTCCAGTGGGTATGGATCCTCCTCCGGTACTAGACGCAGACCAGCTTTGGGTGATATTATCAGGCATCTTGGGCATTGCCGGTATGCGTTCTTTTGAAAAGACCAAAGGCGTTGCCAGTAAATAAAAGGTAGCCCATGCCACTTAAAAAACTTCAGTTGAAAGCCGGTGTAAACAGAGAAAACACTCGGTATTACAACGAGTCGGGTTGGTACGAATGCGATAAAGTTCGCTTCCGTCAGGGCACTCCAGAGAAGATTGGCGGCTGGTCGCAGTATTCCAACTTTACGTTCTTAGGCGTATGCCGTTCTTTGTGGAACTGGGTAACGCTGGTTGGTGAGAGTCTTATTAGCGCTGGAACAAGCGTAAAGTTTTACATTAACCAAGGTGGTGTGTTCTACGACATCACTCCAATCCGCAAGATTGTGAATCCCATGTTGGGACTATCCGGCACGGGAAACCCATTTACTGCGGTAAACGGCTCCAGAATTATTACTGTTTACGATGCAGCTCACGGCTGTACATCTGACTCATTTGTTACGTTTAACGGCGCTACAGGTCTTGGCGGGAACATTACCGCTGCGGTTTTAAACCAAGAGTATCAGCTAACTGTAATAGATTTAAACACCTACACCATTACAACAACGCCAACTGCAACGGCAGCTGATGCGGCTGGCTCTCCCGGCGGCGGTGCTAATGCAGTTGCTACGTACCAGCTTAATGTAGCTACAGAAGTCCAAACTCCATTTACTGGCTGGGGTGGCGGTGGCTGGGGTATTGGCGCTTGGGGAACTAACCGAATTACTGGCGCTCCAATTCAGCTTTGGTCGCAGTCTAACTTTGGTGAAGATTTAATCTTTGCTAGTATGGGTGGCGGCATTTATTACTGGAATGCAAATATCCAGCTACCCGGCCAAGAGTTCACTATTACTATTGCTGTTCCCGGGGTTTTAACTTTCCCTGCGGATCACGGTCTTGTGGTGGGCGATGCGCTTCAGCTGGTCACTACTGGGGCATTGCCGACTGGGTTGCTTCCCAATACAACTTACTACGTTACGGCCACATCGTTCACATCAACAACGATAACTCTTGCGGCTACATTTGGCGGTGCGGCCATTACGACAACCGGCACCCAATCAGGCTTCCATGCTTTATCAGTGCGCGGCATTCCCTTGTCTTCTTTGGGCGGTGCGTCAGATGTGCCGACAGTACAGAACTTCATCTTTGTTTCTGACGCTAGCCGGTTTGTGTTTGCTTTTGGATGTAACCAAGCTGGAGAGACGAAGCAAGACCCAATGTTAATCCGTTGGTCTGACCAAGAGTCTGCTATAGACTGGACGCCATCTGCAACAAACCAAGCCGGGTTTATACGCTTATCTCACGGCTCAAAGATCATTGCGGCTATCCAAACTCGTCAAGAGATTGTGGTTTGGACTGACTCTGCGGTCTATTCGTTGCAGTATCAGGGATCGCCAGTGGTGTGGAGTGTCCAGCTTCTTGGTGATAACATTTCTATTCTTGGCCCTAATGCAGTGGCCCAAGCGTCCGGTATTGTGTACTGGATGGGCGTAGATAAGTTCTATATGTATGACGGACGCATCCAAACATTGAATTGCGATTTGCGTAAATACATTTACCAAGACATTGATTTAAGCCAGAACCTACAAGTATTTGCCAGCACCAATGAGGGCTTCAATGAAGTCTGGTGGTTCTATTGCTCTAAGGATAGTACGATAATTGACAAGTATGTTGTGTTTAATTACCTAGAGAAAGTCTGGTACTACGGCAATATGGGGCGCACGGCTTGGCTAGACTCTGGTATTCAGGATTACCCAATTGCAGCCACATACAACGGATACATTGTGCTCCATGAGTTTGGCGTAGATGACAATGAACTCACAACGCCCGAACCTATCGTAGCCTACATTTCTTCTGCTGAGTTTGATATTGACGATGGCGATAAGTTTGGCTTTATTTGGCGCATGCTGCCCGACTTGACCTTTGCTGGGTCTTCTGAAGATGTAACTCCGCAAGTTACGTTGACTTTGTTCCCCATGCAGAACGCTGGGTCTGGTACCGGTACTGCTGTATCCGCAGATGTAGACAAGCTAACTGGTGCTTCTTATGTGATTACTGAGGGCTTTACAGGCCAAGTAAACACCCGTGTTCGCGGACGCCAGATCATATTTAAAGCAGAATCTGATACCCTTGGTACAGCGTGGCAGCTTGGTGCTACCCGCATCGACATCAAACCAGATGGACGTAGATAATGACTTTACTTGTCACGACTGACTTTGAGTTAAACAAGGTTTCTGCGCCTAACTTACCTCTTGCGCCTATTGAATATGAGCCAAGGTATCAAGAGCAGCTTAACAACGTTTCGCGTTTGTATTTCAACAGGATTGATGCGTTAATTGCTCAGTTAAATACAGCAAGCATATTACCACCCCTAACTAACTACACAGTGGCAACGTTGCCAAGCGCAGTAACTTCAGGAATAGGCGCAAGGTCTTTTGTAACAGATGCGTTAGCTCCTGCGTTTGGCGTAACCGTAGCAACTGGCGGGGCAGTAGCTGTGCCCGTGTATTCCGATGGAACAAATTGGAAAGTCGGATAATGGCAATTTCTAACCAACAAATCGTTGACTGGCTTAAAGCCAATCCGGAAGCGGATGATGCCACTATTGCTAAGACAATGACGGCGAACGGCGTTACTGCCGATCAGCTTGCGAGCGCCACTGGTGCAGACCCCAAAGAAGTTGCCACACGGTTTCTAACCCAACAGATTCTGGCGCAAGGTGTAACGTCCAAATGGAAGGGCGAGGGTAAAGGCTCTGCTGAAGCTAATGCGCGGGATATGGCGCAGATCATGGCTGACACCGGCATTACTGATATCAAACAGTTTGGTCAAGTTACACAGACAATCCCGGGATATTCGTACGAAACTGAGGGGGGCACCGTAGATGTTCCAGAGCAGACGTACACAACCTACGGCAACAAAGCTACCGGTCAAGCTGTAGAAAACACTTATGGCGAACGTCAGTCAGGTAACGCTTTTGGCGGGACGTATACAGGCGAAGGCAACACCGGCTATCGCGTGCAGTTTGATGCGCAAGGCAATCCAGTCTTTTATACAACAGCCGCGTCGTCCAACACCCTGCAAGCGATCATGGAGGACTTGGGGCCACTGGGTAATATTGCATTGGCTCTCGCCACAGGCGGTTTGACTATTCCTCAGCAGATCGCCGCCAACTTAGCGTTTCAGGTTTTGAGCGGAAAAGACATTGGCGAAGCAGTCAAGAGTGCGGCAATTAGCATGGCGGTGTCAAATATTCCGGGCACCGATTTAATGAAGGAAGCCAACAAGTACATTGCTGGCTTAGACCTTCCAGTAACAGTTACCAACACAATTAATAACGCTGTTCAAAGCGCCGTATCCTCTGGTGTAAGAGCTGCGTTAACTAACCAAGACATTGGCGATGCCATGCTTAGAGGTGCCGCTGCTGGCGGTACAAACGGCGCGGTATCTGCGCTACTTAAAGAGGTTGATGGCTTTGGCGACCTGACTGGCGCTCAAAAAAGAATGGTGGTCAACGCCGTAACTGGCGCTATCTCCGGTAAACCGCTGGACCAACTTGTCATCAATGCCGCTATCGCCACAGCCAATGCTGAGATTGCAGACCAGAAGAAATATCCGCCGATAAGTGACAAAGATTACGGCTTTTTGAGCGACGCAGAGAAGAAAGTCTACGACGAATCTGGCACCAAAGCGCTGTTCAAGTATCAGTCTGACATAGGCGCGTCAAATAAAATTGACAAACTCCTTACGGGTATTAACGCAGGGGCAACCGACAATACGGACAGCGGGCTTAGCAACCAAGACATCTTAGATATGATTGGTGCCGGGTCACTTACAGGTGCTGCGGGCAATGACACGGTAACCGACATAACGGAAACTGGGCTTGGCGACCAAGACGTCTTAGATGTTCTCAATGCTAGTTCCGTTGTAGGTGGCGGTGGGAATGATGCCGTGGTTGGCGGCGGTGGGAATGATGCCGTGGTTGGCGGCGGTGGGAATGACGATACGGTATCTATAACTGGCGGAGCTGGAAACGATACGCTGACTGAAACTGACACCATTACTGGCGCTGGTGGAAATGACGTAATCACAGGCGGCGGTGGTAATGACAACCTTACTATTACCGGCGAAAGAGATGCGAATGGCTGTCTTGAAACCGAATACTGGGATCCAGTATTGGAAAGCTGCCAGCTTAAGGTATTAGATACCGTCACGGGTGGCGGTGGTAATGATGCTACGGTTACGGTTACAGGCGAAAGAGATGCAAACGGTTGCTTAAAAACTGAATATTGGGACCCCGTATTAGAAAGTTGCCAACTTAAAGTTGTTGATACGGTCACGGGCGGTAGTGGAAATGATGATACGGTTACGGTCGTTGCTTGCGGTCCCGGCAAGGTACGTAATGCTGCCGGAGATTGCGTAGATATTGACTGCGGAGATGGCAAATACTGGGACCCCATAACAGGCCAATGCGAGCTTAAAGCC